ATCAGAATGTCAATCTTTTGCAAAAGTTATTTTAAATACTAACGTTAAAAATAATGATTTTGATAAATTAATTTTAGAATGTCAAAAACTTAGAGAATATAAAAAATTTAAATTTAGTGTGTATGATTTAGTTAATAAGTGTTTTGTTACTAAATGTAATCAACGAAATAATTATTTTGTAGATAGAAAAGGAAAAATATGTAATGTCGATTGGAAAGAAGATCGTAAAACAAAAATTTTTGAAGCAAAGGCTGACGTTGATTGTCGTTATATATTTACTTATTCTTCATTAGAAATTTATAATGAACCTCAAATTTTAAAAAACTTAAATAATTGTAAAAACCTTTCAGTAGACATTAAAAATTTTAATGTGAATATGATTAATGGTTTGCCAGGGTGTGGAAAAACAACTCGCACTATTCGAGATTTTGAACTGAATGGTAATAACATGATTGTGTGTGCTACTAAAGAAGCGGCCAATGATGTTAGGACCAGAATGTTTAATAAAATTAAATTAGATGAAAACTCGCAAATGTCCAACGATCGTATTCATAAGCAATTAAATACTTATATTCGTACAATAGATTCAGTATTAGTTAACGTAAATTATGGAGAATTAGATATAGATAATGTATTCGTTGATGAAGCACTTATGCGTCATCCAGGAGAAATCTTTTCTTTAGCTTTGTTATTAAATTCAAAATTCGTTAGTTTAATCGGAGATACAGCTCAGATACCTTATGTTAATCGTATTTCAACTTATATTACTATATATCATAAATATCCTTTTAAGACCACTGAACGTTTATATAATTCTTATCGTTGTCCTGTAGATGTAATAGCTGCTATTTCTAAACAATATGATGGTAAAGTGACTAGTAGTAGTCGTACTCGTTACTCTTTAAAATTAGAATTAATTAACACAATTGCTGGAATTCCTTCATATTTATTTAAAGATAAAGATGTAAAAATTTTAGTTTATACTCAATCGGAAAAACAATTAATAAACTCATACTTTAAGACTAATATTGTTAGTACTATTCATGAATACCAGGGTCAACAATCTAAACATGTTGTAGTTGTTCGTTTGAGTGCCAGGCCGAGTGATGAAATATACAAAAAAATGGCTTATGCGCTGGTTGCTATCAGTCGTCATACCGAAAGCATGATTTATTATACTGCTTTTAACGGAGATGTTTTGAGCGATCTGATTCGTTCTGTTCAACCTGATACTATCGGTTCTGCTATAAACAGCTTTGTTATGAGTCGTACTCCTCAAAAGAATACTGGAGGATATATTTACACCGAATTGTCTAATGCTCGGGCCCGCACTACAGATGACATTTTTAATTTAACACCTGAAGAATTTAAATTGGAAAATGAAAAACTTCGTAATTATTCCAATGAAGAATTATTCGCATTAACAGAAGAGGTGGGGCGCGGATATAATACTTATGATGTAGATTTTGTTGATCCTGATAAACCTGTAACAACTTATTTAAAGTCACGTTTTGTAAATTATTTAGCACCTGTTTTGGTTGAAAACTATGATACTGATGTGTGGACCTTGCAGACAGAATTTGAACGAGTTCTGCCTGGTAACGCTCACCGTTATACTCATGATGATTTAATATTGTTAGCTAATTGTAATTTGGATGCTCAAGTAGATAATATAAAAATTTCCGCTCCAAGAATTCCAGTAACTGAAAATTTGTTTAAACACGAAAACCGAACGCTTACTCCCAATTTGCGTACTAGTTGTCCAATTAAAAGAGTAGAAACATTTAATGAAATTATTTTAGGTATTCAAAAACGTAACGCAAATGTTCCTGATATTCAAGGCTTAATTGATGTCAAAGATGCTGCCACAAAAATTTTTGATAATTTCGTGCATACATATGTGGATCCAGCTACCTATCATATAATCGTTGATATGCAAAATCATCCGGTTGGACCAACTGTTCGTAATGTTCGTAATTGGTTTCACGCATCTGATTACACCAGTAATTACATGCGTAATGATCAAATTATTGACATTAAAAGAATGAAGTTCAATCGGTTTGATTATTCAATTAAACCATGTCCAAAACCAGTTCAAACTTATGCCGCTTCAAAAACTAATCAGGCTTTACAAACCATTTCTGCACATAAAAAATATATTAATGCCGTCTTTTGTCC